ACAAACCCCGCAATCGCGGGGCTTTTTGTTTGTGGTTACATCCACATAGTTTGTTGACCTGATGGCAAAGGATGAGGCCTGACGGCATTAACCTCACCCGGCTTAACAATGTAACGCTGCACCGACTCAAATGTGATAAACGTGGCGCTACAATTCACGTTCTGACACTGGTGATAACGCTCTTTTGTCGTATCGGTCATGTAACGGCTTGTGCGGGCATGGGCGGCATGCTGGCATAATGGGCAATGAAACATATTAAGCACCTCAACGGTTTGGCTGATGTGTTAATTTTACTCAAAAAATCATTATATAACAAATAGATAAATCAACCTCACCCGTCATTATCTTCTGCCTTGTACTCTACATCAGAAAGCCTAACCTCAAGCTCTAAGCCCGTCGTGAAGCCACTATTATTCAGACTGTGAGTCACCTTACTGATTAGCCATGCCTGCTCATCTATGACGCGCTTAAAGCCTGATACGCGCACCGGTGTCTCGGGAAATAAATCAGCCCGACCACGCGCCAGCGTAATTGAAAACTCCGCAACGCCTCGCTGCAGCTTATCCCACTTAGCCTGAGCGGCGCGCATCGCCTGCGCCTTAGAGGCGTAGATTGTCGTAAGCGCCAGCACGTTATCGGCCTCACCGGCCATATACTCCCCCTCGCGCGCTTCCGGCTCTTTTTTTGCCTTTGTCTTTTTGCTGACCGGCTTTGCTTTCGGGTGCTCCAGTGCGCGCAGGTGCTTCTCTTTTGGCTGGCGCTTCAGCGTCACTTTTTGCTTTTGTGGCTTCGGGTCTTTGGTGTGCAACCATTTTGCCGTTACGCCGGTGTAAGCCCCTCTGTCCGCAATGGCAAACTGATGACGGTCTCCATCACTGCGGGTCAGGCTCATTTGCGAGACGGGCTTACCGCTGGCCGTCATCGCACTACCGGCTTTCAGAAACAGCAGCCGCCCCGCCTTCACTGACACTGTCGCCCCATTGCGATCAGCCAGCCGGGTCAGGAATACCGCGTCGGACTCCTGCGACTGGTCGATATGCGGGACCGGAATTTTTTTCAGTGAATCCGCGACGCTAGCCGTCAGTTTATTGCGCTTTGCAATGGTGCTGACCAGCTCACCGAGGGTGGTGTCGTGCCATGATTCCTCACGCCGTGAATTGAGCGTTCCTCGAAAGTCTGCGCTGCGCGCGCGAATGGTCAGGGTATCTGGTGCTCCCCGGTGCTCAATCTCATCGACTGTGAAATCGCCCTTATTCAGAAGCGCCGAACCCTGCCAGCCAAGCCACAACGTCAGCACAGCACCGCGCAGGGGTAGCTCGACTTTGCCGTCGGTGTCGTCGAGCTCGATGTCGAGCTGGTCAGCCTCAAAACCCCGGTTGTCGGTCATGGTGAGAGAAATCAGACGGTCACTAAAATTGCTAGTAATGTCCTGGCTGTTCAGCGTCAGCATAAATGCCGGTGCAAGGCTTGCACCGGCGCCAATGGCCATGCCCGTAATCATGCAGTCAACCCTCCGAGCGCACCCTGCAGCTTATCGGCCAGATTACCCGCAGAGCCAAGAAGCTCACCGGCCTGTTTATTCAGGTCGCCAAACATCGCCGTCAGTGATTCGTCGACCCGTTTTAACGAAAGCGTGAAATCTATCTTTCTGGCTGCGCCGTCGCTGAAAAACTCGGCGTGCGTGGTCGAGACCTTATCAACGATATACATCCCGAGGATATTGCCGGTTCCCTCAATCAGTGGCCACGCCCTGCCCTCGTCAGCCATCAGTTCAACCGCCTGTAATGATATCCACCCGCCGGTAATGGCAGGGTAAAGCGTCCCGGCCAGTTGGCGGGATGTTTCCCCCTCGCCAAGAAACTGATAGGCAGGTGGTTTACCGACCCGGTCATTAGACGCCCATCGATAATCTTTCGAATGCTGCATCGACTGATAAGGCAGAGTGCGGCGTTCAAACACAAACATTCCAAGCGCAAGCATCATCGTTTATTCCTCTCAGTCATGGCTCATACTGGCACGCTGACGCGCACGTTTCTCGCGCTCAATTTGTTCGAGCACATCGCGCATCTGGCGGTCAAGCTGATGACCCGGCGCAACGCCGCCCGGTAGCGTGATGTTGTATTCGCTTTTACTCTGGTCGATGTAAGAACGTCCCGCCGGTGCGGTAACGGGCTGGTAAGCCTGATAGCCGCCATATGTGCTGGTTGCCGGGATGTAGGAATTTCCCTGCGTAGCGGCGTTGGTTTTGGCGGCAGTCTGGTCGAGACTGTCCGATTCTTTGTTGATGATGCCGAGTTTTTCGAGAAGCCAGTCGACACCACTGCGCAGCTTGGTAAAGACGTTAAGCGGAGCCATCAAAGCAGAGGCCAGTGTCTGACCAAATATGACGCCGACATTTTTGCAACTATCGAGCGTCTCTTGCGTGGCCTTGACCGGTGCAATCAGGTCTTTAAACCATTGCCAGACGCCACGCAGCTTCTCACCGAGTCCGTCAAAGATAGGTGCCAATGGAGCGAACATTTCCCCGACCGGTGCAAAGGCACTCATGATGCCCTCAATCACCCCCGAGAAAAATGCGCTGATGGGCTCCCAATATTTACGGATAAGCAGCGCCCCGGCCACAATCGCCGCACCGACGGCCACAATCGGCCAGGTAATCGCGCCGAGCGCGGTCACAATAGCGCTACCGGCAACACTAAAGGCCGTACCCATCACGCCAGCGGCGGCAATAATGGCGTTAATCCCCATGACAACCGGCCACGCAACGAGACCAATGCCGCCGATGATGCCAATCAGAGCCAGTGCGCCACCGGAAATGATGCCGATAGTTGTCGCCAGCCCTTTGTTTTTCTGGATCCAGCCGTCGAGCTTTAACACGTATTGTGTGGCGGTTTGGGTGAGTTTGCGCAGCGAGCCCTCTTGTTGGTCAAAAAGGTCGGTACCGACTGCCTCATAGGCCGACTGGAACTCTTTAAAGTCGCCGCCGAGATTATCCTGCATAACCTTAACAAGCTCTGCGGTTTTTCCGTCAGATGCCTTTATCGTAGCAGTCAGTTTATCTAGCTTTCCGCTTGCCGCTGCGGCCATCAGCACACTTGCAGACTTCATGGCCTCCTCTCCGAATATGGTTTTCACATATTCAGCTCTCTGACCCGTACCGAGCTTGTTGCGCTCAAAGCTAGCCTGCATTTCTTTTAGGATGGTAAATAGCGGGCGCGTATTGCCTTTGCTGTCCGATGTTTTAACGCCTAATTCTTTAAGGGCATCGTATGCTTTTCCTGTTGGTGCCTGTAGTCTCGTTATAACAGCCGCGCCACCTGTCCCAGCCATTGACCCCCTGATGTTATTATCATGAAGTGTGCCGGTAATCGCCGCCGCTTGCTCAAGACTCACCCCGGCATTTTTCGCCACAGGTGCAAGGTAACTTAATGAGTCACTTAGCCCCTGAAAATCGGCGGTAGTTTTGTTCATCGTTGTTGAGAGAACATCACCAATATGTGCAGCCGCATCATTAGAGAGCTGAAAGGCGGCTTTTGTCCCCATCAGTAGTTGCGCGTTTTCCTCCATTGTTTTTCTGTTCGCAAGTGACAGGTTGAGAGTCACTGGCGTCATGGCCGCTATAGCTTCAGCATCACCACCACCTTTTGCGATAATAATCTGCGCACTGGCGGCGTCATCTGCAGAGGCGGCAGTATTGTCGCCGAGCTGGCGCGCCTGTTTGCGTAGCGCCTGCATTTCTGGCGACTGCTTATCTACCCCGAGCACAGCCTGCAGCTCGGAATTTTTCTGCGCAAAGTCATAACCGGGCATCAGTAATTTAACCCCAGCCATCGTGCCTGCTGCTGCAATCCCAACCCCGGCGGCGCCAGCCGCTGCGGCATTACCGGCAAGCTCTTTTCCTGACTGGTATCGGGCTTTTACCCGGCTTAGCTTCGCCTGCTGCGCACTGACGCGCGCCAGTGCCTCACGCTGGCGGTTAAGCTGCATCGTCGTTTCGCTGATGGAGGTTTTGAGCCGACGCTCATCGGCAGACAGGGTGCGGGTATTAATACCGGCCTGCATCAGCTCAGAGCGCTGACGCTGTACCGACGTTCTCAGACTGTTGTATTTCGTTTGCAGCTCAGAGGCAGCACGCTTTGCTGCATCGAGCGCTTGCGCCTGCGCACGGGTCGGACTGGTGGTGTTTTTGAACTGCACAGCCAGCTCACCGGCTTCGCGTTTCGCCTTATCAAGCGCCTGACCCGTTACGGCCAGTTGCGCGCTTGCCTTACGAAAACCGTCGATTTTTGACGCCTGACCGTTCAGGTCACGCAACCCTTTTTGTGTGTCGCGAATATCGCCCGACAGGCTTTTACTCGCGGTCTGGATGGATTTAAGCGGTCGGGTCGCCTGGTCGACCGCTTTCAGCAAAACCTCAAGTCTCAGGTTATTACTCATTGTGGGATCCGCTACGCTGAAGCGCCTTTTCGCGCCATGTGATGAGCTCGGTCAGGCTCAGGGAATAGAGCTCTGATGGCGGCCAGTGGAAGATCACTGCAATATCCGCCATCAGGTCATCGGTCGACAGGTCAGGCGGGAAATCTACTCCGCCGAAGCTGGTGACAAAAAACCAATCACCTTAGCGGCCAGCGACAGCATATCGGGCAGATTCATCGCAGTTAGCTCCTGCGCGGTGAGTGCGGGATAGGTCATGCGGGGCAACACCTTAATCAGCGCATCGACTTCGGACTGCGCCACCGCCGCCAGACTGACACCGCGCAGGGTACCGGCATTCGGCTCAATCAGGGTGACTTTATCAATCGTCTGGCCGGCGCGCTTAATCGGCTTGTCGAGGGTCACGACGTTCGGGTTTACGGTGTCGATTTCATTGCCAGCCGCATCCACAAATTCAGCGGTTTTACGTTGTGCTTTTGCCATGATGTTTTTCTCTGCTCTGAAAGGGAATTAATAACCGGCCAGCGGCGCTGACCGGTCAGGGAGTTACAGCCCGATTGCGCGGCGGTGCTGTTCCAGACGGTCGACGCCGTTCACCTTCTCAACCATGTTGACGGTGTCGATTTCGATGACGTCGCTACCATCAATCGTGAGGCGGTAATAGGTGCAAACGGTCGACAGTTTGGTCGAGGTGTTTTCACCCTGCTTATTCTCGCCGCCGTCGATTTCTTTGTGACGGCCACGCATTACCACCTCGACCGCGATAATTTCGCCGGTGTCGTCACGCTGGTAAGAGCCAGCAAAACGCAGCGGCACTGCATCAGCACCCGGCGCGGCATACTGCGCCCACAGCGCCACATCAGGCAGGCCACCGACAGACCACTCGACGGTGAGCGCATCGTCGTCGAGACCGAGGTCAATCGCCGCCGCGCCATTCATCCCGCCGCCGCGATAGTTTTCGAGCTTGCGGGTCAGTTTCGGCAGCGTCACGGATTCAACAACGCCCATGTAGCTGAGGCCGTCATTGAACATGTTCAGATATTTGAGTTTGCGGGGTAGTGCCATGTTGTTTCAGGCTCCTTAGCTATTGACCGATTCGGCCAGATTCACCAGATATTTATCGGTGATACGCTGGCGCAGGGTCAGGCTTTCCAGTGGTGGAACCGGCGTATAGTCGTAGTCGATATACAGTTTCCCGGCCTTGAGGGTTTCCTTGTCGTTCGATTCCTCGTCGAACCAGCATTCACCGTCCACGATGTAGCCATTTGATTTCAGCTCGCGGAATTTGGCATTAATGCCGTCGACAATGTCACGGATGAGCGATGCGGTAATGGGCTTATCGACCGCCCACATGTGAGCCTCGGCCATCGTGTCGGCCAGCACCTGCGCGGTGCGGGTGTAGTTCTCAAACAGGAAAAGTGGGTCATCAGAACAGGTGCGGTTACCCCAAAAGCGGAAACCATCTTTACGCACCAGCGTCGTGACCCCGGCCTCGTTGAGCAGGTCAGCATCGGTGCCGGATGCCTGCAAATCCCAAAACACTGAGGCGCTGATGCCGGTGACACCCTGCACACCGACGTTAGACAGGGTTTTGTGCCAGCCGACAGTCTGGTCGATGTAGGCGCGCAGGCCGAGTGCGCGCGCGGTGGCGTAGGCTGTTGCGGTGGCGTTCGTGGTGGTGTCCCATGCGAGGAAGTCAGGCCAGATGACCATCAGCTCGCGCTGACTGAAATTCTCGCGATAGGCCATCGCCTCGGAAATGGTTTTACAACCCCATGCGCTGATATAGCCAAAGGCGCGCAGGCTGATACAGACCGAAGCAAGTGCGACTGCGACCTCTTTGGTATCGAGACCCGGCACGCCGAGAATGCGCGGCTTAACGCCGGTGACCGCTTCGGCAGTCAATAGCGCCTTAATGCCGGTGTATTTACCGTTCTCATCCGTGCCGCCGATGATGTTGGAAATGGTCTGCGCTTCCGCGTCATCTCCGGCACCTTCGGCAACGCGCACGACAACGGTGACGGGTTTTGACTGGTCGGCGATAGCCTGCAGGGAGGCAGACAGCGTGCCTTTTTTACCGGCTTTCGCAATAGCGCTCTGCACATTGGTAATCAGTGCCGGCTCATTGAGGGGAAATGTCGCGGCATCTGCATCGCTGGCCGTGCAGACCATTCCGACGATTGCGGTTGCAACGGTGGAAATGACGCGGGTGCCGTCGTTAATCTCAAGCACCTGCGCGCCGTGGTGAAAATCACTCATCGGAGTTACTCCATCGTGGATAGGTAAGGTTATTTTCTGATGCAGTTACAGGTATGGCGAGCAATGGCGGATGGGTTGGCGTTGGCACAATCAGACACTAAAGCGCCCCATGCTGGGGCGCTTTAGTGTCATCGTTTTTTAGGGGGTGGTAGTTCTCTACCAACTTTGGCACCTGAGCAGGGGATGTATCCCGGCCACCCCCGGCTACGCCATTGGCAGCCTTTACATTGACATGGCTTAGTCACTTTATCATTCCTGCTTTGGCTTTGGTGGCCACGCTGGATTAGCAGGATCCACCCCATTTAATGCGTCGATATAATCCAGCCACTGGTTAAATTCACTCCGCTCCATATCAGACAGGCGATTCAATGCCAGCTTACTCGGCCAGTGGGCATCTGAAATATATTGGTTAGCCTCTGAAATAAGCTTGGTACGCACCGCCTCATTAATCATTGCGGCATTGACGGTTATGTCACCACTATCATTCCATTGCCAAGCATATTGTGGCGCATCAGGCAATGTTTTTGGGTCAACAATTTTAAAAGCAACTCCAGTCGGCACACATTGTTTAGCAACCGCATTAATGTCCGCATCCGGCGAGGCGGGATAGATGACGAAAACGCCGCCGCTCTGTGATTCATGGATAATCACCATTTGCACCCCCTAAAAAAACAGCATTGAAATCAGGTTGGAGTCCTGGCTTTGCCCGTCAATGCGGTCATAGCAGTTAAAGTCGCAGTAATCTGCAGCCGTCTTGCTGACCAGAACAAAGTTATCGAACCCTCCATCCGGTGCCGTACCACCACACGTCCCCACGGCCACATAATCATCAGAGGGCATGGGAGTTGAAAAAAACAGCTTATACAGCCCCGCGCCATCTCTGCGGATTGATGTTACGTTCAGTGACTTTTGTATTTGAATCGTGCCTGCTTTAGCCGAAAAGCGAACGAATGCTTTAGCCAGTCGCAGATCGTCGCCAGCAACAACGGTTCCCGCCGTTGTGCCAACGTTTTTTTTGGCCGCGTCGCCAAGGCTAAGATAATGGATAATATCTTCAACCGTCCCCGCACCGGCAATATCACGGCCAACTCGGGTAAAATCGGCCAGGCTCGCACTTCCTTTTCCGGTAAAGTACGGGAGTTTTTCTTCTCCTGTAGCCAGGCCAGATAGTGCCGTCAGCCCCTCATCAATCGGCTGTTTTCCTGCCAGCTGCCGGATCATCTCGTTGGCAAAATCCGGATTATTATTCAGTGCAGCGGCAATCTCCTGCAGAGTATCCAACACTCCCGGCGCCGAGCCGACAAGCGCCGCAACCTTTGCCGCGACAAATTCTGCGTTAGCAATCTCTAATCCGCTGGCGGCCACCGCTGGGGTCGGCGTGGTCGGCGAGCCGGTAAATACGGGGCTCTCGATCGGCGCTTTAGTCTCGGCTAGCACTCGTACTTTTTTAACGGCGGCAGGCGTGGCCGCCTTGTCCTCAGCCGCACTATTATCGTCGCTGCTCAGTTGTACAAAGCCCTTGGCAGCTGTTGTCGCGTCTGGGTGATTGCGGGACTGCTCATGCGTGCTGAGTTTGCTGTCAACGTAGCTCTTTACCTCGATAACCTTGTCGTCGACATACTGACGCGTTGCCAGTACGACTGACGGGTCGATTTTCAGAGTGATGGCCGACGTGCTCGACACGATTAGCACCATGCGGATGGTCTGCGTGCGGCCACTCCCCTCCTGCAGCTGCGGCTTGTAGGTTTCCGGGCAGTTCGCCACGGCAATCAGAATGCCGTCGTCATCGTAGAGACCAATCTCGCGGATCCAGAAACCGCCCTCATTTTCGGGAATAATCTGCTCCGCGATAATCTGGCTGGGGTTGGCCGGGTCGATGGTCAGCAGGTTCAGCGGCGCGATGCGCGTCTGATTAATGAGCTTCGTCTGTGCAGGGTCAGGGGTCGGCAGCGCACCATTCGCATCACCGACGGCCATCTGCGTCAGGTTGAGTTTGGTGCCGAGTCCCGCCGCGTTCGCCAGCCGCGCCGCGCCCTGATTGGTCAGAATGGCAAGGTATTTAGCGGTCATGCGTTCACTCTCAGGTTATCAATCAAATGGATGGCCGAGGCCGGGTAATATTCACCGCCGACGACAATCTCCTCGGGGGTGTAGGGGTAAACAGTCAGCGCGTCGCCGTGGTAGCATCCTGCGCCGACATACAGCTCGCCGGTCGTACTCAGGCTGATAGCCAGCCCTGTTAGGTGGCGACTGGCCGGTTTGGCGTCGTCAATCAGGCGCTCAAGCTCCTGATACATTTCGTCAGTGATGCCGCTGTCGAGCACACCGACAACAAGGCGGAATGTGCCGGGCTCCTCGTCGAGCTGCCACCACTCCCGCACCTCAATCAGAAAGCCGAGCGGCTCAACCACCCGACGCAATGCGCTGATGGTGCCTTTGTGCTGATGGACGAAAAACGAGGAGGCACAGACGCTGCGCTTTGTCGCCTCCGGCCACCTCTCATCCCACCTGTCTACCGACAGCGCCCACGCCAGATACGGCAGCAGGTTTACCGGGCAGGTGCGCCAGTTCCACAGGGTGCGCAGCGGTACCGGCACGCGCTGAATCTCAGCCAGTGCGGCAGCGGCGGCAACCTCCAGCGGTGATGAACCAACGGGCAACAGCCGGTCATTCATCCGAGCCCCCGATAGTTATCTGGTACTCGGTGCAGTTCGACGCCTGCGACTTGCTCAGCACAATATCGGCCTGCGGTGATGCCAGCTCAACACGTTGCACCCCCTCAACATGCAGCGCAGCGTAAATGGCCGACAGGCGGATATCACGCCCAAGGCGGTGCTGCGCGCTGATGTAGCTCTGCAGCTTCTGCTCTGACGCCTGCCTGATGGGCTCAGACTCCGGACCGGGGTAAACGTAGAGCGTCGCGTCAATCTGGTATGGCACAATCTCGGCTGTCTGGACGGTCACCCGGTCGGCCACCGGGCGCACGTCTTCAGCATTCAGCGCTTTATCAACAATCGCCAGTAAGTCAGGGCGGGCGGTGCCGTCCCCCTCTCGGGATAGCACGGTAATCGTCACGCAGGCTGGCGACGGACTTGCGACCGAAACGTCAGCGACCCGCCCGTCGGCGCTGCGACCGTGATACTCATATGCGCCGATCGGCCCCGCCACGCTCAAGCCCTCAAACGCCTGTTGCGTGCGCAGACGCAGGTCGGTATCGGATTCCATAACGGCAGGCGTCGGCGGGATGGTGGTATCATCCGCCGGGGTGATGGTCAGGCGCTCGGTATTGTTGTTCCCGGCCATGACGTCAAGGTCATTACCGGCGGAATAGGCCAGCGTCACCGCCTGCGCGGCTTCATTCACCCGCTGACGCCAGATAACTTCACGGTAGGCGTTTTCCTGTAGCAGCTTAACAATCGGCTCTGACTCAAGTGTGAGCGTCCTGGCAATGGCCTCCTGCTGGTCTTCTGGATAGAGCGAAATCAGCGTCGCAATGCGTTCCGCAAGGATGGTTTCATAGTCCAGTACCTCAACCACGTCGGGAACGGGTAACTGACTCAGGTCAACGGTTGCCATAGTGATTTAACTCAGTGAAACAGTGGTTGAAACTGACGCACCGGTATCGGTACGCATCCCGGTAATATCGACATACATCTCGCCAGCGTCGCCGGTCTCAAAGCTGATGGATGTAAGCCTGATGCGCGGCTCCCACTTCTGGATAGCCGAATAGCACGCCACCATAATTTGCAGCCTGAGCGCCGGGTTTTGCGGCATATCAATCAGCGCCGACAGAAGCGAGCCATATTCACGACGCATCACCCGCGAGCCGACCGGCGTCAGCAGAATGTCGCGCATGCTCTGGCTGACGTGCTCAGTGTCGCTGATGCCGAGGCCGGTATTTCGGTTCATACCCTGATAGCGCTCTGTCATTCGGTGCCCTCCGTCCAGCTACCCCCTCTTTGCACACCGCCGTGACCGTGGCTATCAACCTGCACACCGTTGGATTTAAAGGTGCCGCCGGTATGCTCGATATTGCCGGTCATCTGGCCGCCCTTCTGTACCTCAAGCGTCGCTGTCGTCAGCTTGTTGGTGCAAATCACCTCCGGTGTGTCGAGAGTGATACGCTCGACCGCTTTCACCAGCACCACCGGCACGGTGGCCGTGATGGATTCCGATGCGGTCACGTCGGCGGTTTTAATGCCGCTAACTGTCAGCGCGCCAGTCTCTGGCTCGTACTCAATGACCGCGCCATCAGGGAAAGCCACATGCCACGCATCCGCCGAAGCTGACGGGGCGGGGTTATCGTCGGAGAAAATCCCCGGCAGCACGAAAGCGGTATCAAGCTCGCCACCGATTGCCAGCAGCAGAACCTGCTCACCGACCGAGGGAGCCCACCACGTCCGCGAACGACCGGCGCGGGTGGTCAGCCAGTTCAGCCATGTAGTCTGGATCCCGCCGCTTTGTACGCGGCACAGCCCCTGCACGGTATCTACCTCAGTCACCACGCCTGAGCGGATGAGGTTGCGGATCGCGCGCGCGAGCTCCTGTATCGTGGATAACGTATTCATAGTGCAAGGATGCCTCTGGTCTGGCGTCGCGCCAATTCGCGCGGCTCCGGTGGTGGTTCACACAATATTTATTTGCCGAGGTGACTGATAATGACGTCTTCAATCATCCGCTCATCGTCGCGGGTGAAACCGAGCAACGGGCGCGCCTCGTACTGCACATCCCGGCTGTTGCGGTTTGGCCGGTCTTTGAGTCCGTACTGATGCACCCGCGCCATGCGCTGCACCTTGCCGGTAAACTCCACCACCGCCGCACTGTCGCTGCCTTTGGCTTTCATAAAACGACTGGTGCGCAGTTTGGCGAACATTTCGCGCTTAATGCGGCCTTTCTTGCTTCGCACTGGCTGGCGCTTTCGCGCCGCATACGGGGTGCCGTCGGGAGCCTGCTGGCGCTTGATACGCTGTTGCTGACTGGTACGCAGCTTTTTCGCAATCTCAGCAGCCATTTGCCGACGCGCCGCCGGTGACAGGCTGGCAATCAGATCGGCGAGGCGCCCCTGCAACGCGGTTAATTCACTCATTCCATTGGCTCACTAATTCACCGTTGGCATACATGGCAACAGGTCTTGCTACCGGCTCAGGCAGCGGCGGCTCTGGCGCATAACTGACATGCAGCGCACCGTCGACCTCTTTGACGAGCGTGCGCTCGGTGAGCCTCAGGCTGATACTGATATCGAGCGAATCGTCGTTATTGACATCAATAATCCAGGTGAAACCTTTTTCCCGCCCCTCATCGGTGGTCATGATGTCCGGCTGATGTTCGCGCAGCCATGCCTGCACCGGGACAAAAATCAAATCGAGGTCACCGACGAAATCAGTCACCACCACGTTAAGCACGTACACCTTTTCAAACGACAGCGAGCTCGCCAGTCTGGAATCGGTATGCCCGTTATCGGCGAAAAGGCGCAACATATCGGGGTTATTTCGGAGCTGCGGCACGGCGTTAATCAGCGCTTTTCGCAGGCTTTTGTGCTTTTGCATCGAGTTCATCCTGACAGTGTTTGACGGTTTTGACCTGTAGCGCGCAGGCGGTCAGCGCGCCCTCAAGGCGGCGGATATCTGCGCTCAGGTCGCCATTGGTTTTCGGATCACTCTCCGGCATCGGACAGAGGCTCACCCTCGGGCACCCGTTGACCACAATCACCGGCGCTGGCACAGGCGGAGCGGGTGTGCAACCGACGCACAACATCAGGCAGAGCAGCGCTATACCAGCGGCGAAAGGCTTCATTTTCATTAAGTAACCTCGTTATCGTCTGCTCACGGCGGCTGGCCTCTGCACTTGCCTTTGCGAGCTGCTCGCGCAGCGCCACCTGTGCAGATTCATTGTGCCGAGCAAGCCGACCGGCAACACTGAGCTGATTTTTCAGCATGCCTATCGTCGTTTTTTGCTCGCTTGCAACGCGGTTTGCCGTCTCAAAAGAACGGGATAAATTACCGTTCTCATGGCGCAACCACAGCAGCCCGAGCACAGCCAACACCAGCGCAGAGACCAGAAACATCACAACAAATCTGGACACAGGCCAGCCTCCTCAATGCGCTGACGGTAAGTCTCGCGAACGGCCTTGAATGTCAGAACACAAAGCAGGTAGAACAGCGCGGTAAAGATCCAGCCAGCACCGAGCAGACAACCGGCGGTAACAGATAAACGGATAAAAGACCATGTGCTACCGGCTTTCGACCGTTTGCGGCAAAAGGCGGCGCGGAATCCCTTCATCAGTTCAGGATTGACAGAAATACCTTTGCCCGTATTGAGCCGCCAGTGGTTATAAGCGACCACACCGGCGAGGCTCGCCGTAATGCAGATAAAACAGACATAGAGTGCCCACGCGGCAACAAAATTGACTGCGGCGCTTTGCGGCGATGCCAGCCCCCACAGCAGAACCAGAGCCAGCAGAGCATCAAACATCAGTGAACGTAAATATCTCTTCATTGGGTTACTCCTTTCATGCAATACGCCAGTTCCCGCGCGCGGCGGTTTTCCAGCCCTTTGTTTTTAGTGCCATTGACATACACCCAGCGGGTGAGCTGGTCGCATGCCTGCCACCACTGATGACGCTTGATGTAAGAGACCAGCGTCGAGCGACAGGCCGCACCCGTGCCGACGTTAAAAGAGAAACTGACCAGCGTGTCGTAAACCTGCTGCGGCATGGTGACCGGCACGCATGCCGCAAGACGGCGCTCGGTGTGCAGCACATCGGCGACCAGATTCTCCGCTGCCTCACGCTCGGTGATATCGCGTTTCGGCACCACCCCGGCAGTGTGGCCGACACCTGACGTCCACACGCCCGCGCTGCACTGGTAGGGTCGCAAGCGGCATCCCTCAAGGTCAGCAATCAATGCCAGACCCTCGGGCGAGGTATGCAGCAGACGAAAATCAGGCATCAGCACGGCCAGCGCCAGCACGGCGGCCACACTGCAACGTTTAGCGATTGAGCTCACGGGTCACCCCTTTGTCGATTCCCATTTCGGTCAGGTAACGAAAGGTTTTTCGCCGGTACCAGAAATTCACTGCCGCCGTAAAAATGGCGCACAGACTGCCCACATACAGCGCCAGTTTTTCGGGTGACATTGCCCCGAAATAGGCCAGCCCCACGGCCAGCCAATAGGCGATAAACGTGGTGATTTTTTCCATACTCAGTCCCATAGGTTCAGGGTCTCCACCGTGGGTGATGTTTCAACGTCAGGCAGGTCAATTACCGTGCCATGCGGCAGAATGACACCCAGCTCAGACAGGCCAGGATTCGCCTGCAGCACCGTCTCGACCACGCACTCAGTGCGCCCGTAATACCGGGCGCAAAGCGCGTCGAGAGTGTCTCCCTGCATCGCATAGACTTTCATCAGAGCTGACCCACGATGCAGCGCGGTCTATCCTGCAGGCGCGATACCGACCAGCGCATATCCCGCCACAGGTCATCAATGGTGGTTTCCACGCTGTCGGCCTTTTTGTCGCCCTTGCCGGTGGCCTCGACGCCGCGATAGCGCTCATACAGGGTGGCGGTCGCCATCGCCGTCACGGCGCTTAGGTAGTGGAAAATACGCACATTCTCGCCGTCGATTTCCTCGGCATCAGGCACGTCGGCCAGTTGCTTAAATCCTGCGGCCATCTGGCGCAGCCGGTAGTCGTAAAGCTCGGCGTTGGTTTCCGCCATACCGGTCTTGATGGCATTGCGCAGGCGCGCATCGGAAACCGTCTGCTCAAGGCGCATCAGCTCGCGCACGCGCTTCGGATCCACATCAGGAAAAAAGAACGTGTTTTTAATCACTGCGTCGCCCGTCTCCGGTGCGGGGATCACCACGCCCGGTACGTCCTGCGGTTCGCCGGGCTGATTCAGTATTACTGTCGTCATGACAACCTCATTAGGTTGGGCGGTGGACACCGGTCGCCGTCAGGGTCAAAACCCGCTTTGACCGGCGTGCCGCCCGGCTCGGGGAGCGTTCAGTTAACCGGCGTTCTTTACCGCCTTTGATGGTCGCCCGCGCTTAGCTGCCGGTTTGGTGGCAGGTTTGCGCGTGCGCGGTTTAGTCGTTTTTCGGAGTGTCGCCTCAGGCTTTGGCTTCAATGCCCGCTCCAGCCGCTCAATCTCTTTGCGCACACCTGCATTGCGGTCTAGCTGCATCGCGCGCTGAAACTGCGCCAGCGCTTCGGCGTTCTGACCGGCATCGCGCAGGGTCAGGCCAGTCACCTTATGCAGGCGGGCGCGCACCATATCGGGAACGTCAGCGCCGTCGGTCAGGTTGAGGGTGGTCAGCAGTAATGCGAGGTCAACAGGCTCACCGGCATCGCGCAGGCGCAGTGCGGCAAGCGCCACCTCCTCAACCAGCATGTAAGGTGTGGTGCGGCGATGGTCAGAGGTGAGGCCGTATTTCAACGCATAGGGGGCAATCTCCAACGCGCCAGCCACGTCACCGGCATCGAGACGCCACAGCATGACGGTCATGACAATGTCATCCTGCGCGCCACGGCCATCAGCCAGCACACCGGCGACCCACGGTGCATAGAACGGCAGCAGTTCGCGTTTTTTCACGGCTTTCAGTTCGTTTGAACGGATGTTTTTTAACGTGCGGCGGTCATCGGCCAGCTTAACCAGCATCTGCTCATAGGCGGTTGCATGGCGCAGCGGGGCTTGCTCCCGCTGCGCGGCTTGAGAGGCCGAGACCCGCATCATGTGACGCTGTGCGGGACTCGTCATGGTTTAGGCTCCGCTTGCCGGTGCTGCAGGTGCGGTGAAGTCGCCCAGGGTGATGTTTTCCAGCAGGCACCCGGCGGCATAGGCCTCGACCACATAGTCGATGTTCATCGACTCGTAGTTTTCCACGCGGTCTTTTTTCGGGTTCTCATCAATGCTGCGGCGGTGGCTCTCATCCATGAAGTAGAGAGAGAGGTTTTCCAGCGTGGTCACGAATACCGCATTCGCCGGGAAGTACGGCACGCGCACGGCGGGCAGGTTGCCGATGCGCTTCTGGCTGATGATGATATCCGCCGCGAGCGACTCGCTGTTTTCCTGCTGTTTGTTCACCAGCGGGAAATATTTATCGGCCAGCAGCTTACGGCCAACGATGGCGACGAGTTTCGGGTCATCCTGATAAATTTCGTCAATCAGGGTGTTGGTACCGTCCATCACCAGCGCGTCGAGGTTCTCATAGTCGCCGTTCTTACCGACACGGATCACCGCCGAAACGACTTTGCCGTCAGCGTCGGTGATGTTGCTCATCACGCGCGCCGGGGCTTCGTTGCGGTACTTCTGCAGCCAGCCGACGGCCACATCCTGCAGCATCGGGTTTTTGCTGCGGTCTGAGGTATCAGCGCGGGTGGTACCGTTGAACCCGGCCATGATGAAATCCAGTGCCTGACGCTGAACAATGGCGTCACGGATTCGGCGCTGGAAGTCCTGATAACGCGCCCACAGGTCGAGGCGTTTATAGGTCAGATGGAAGTCAAAGTTAATCTGATTGCACTCGTACTTGTTGGACTCAAGCGCGGTGAAATCGGCAGTCTGGCGCTCTTTGTCGCCCGAGGTGTCGGTCGTACTGGCGATGGTGCCGGTCACACCGACGCCGATTTTTTCGCCCTTCATTTCTGCGACCGGCAGAATGTTAATCGTCTGCAAAAACGCGGATGACGCCTGCACGGTGTTCATCAGGGTTTGCGTGACGGACGGATCGACGGTGAATTTTTTGCTGACGTCATCAGCGCTGATGCCGTTCAGCTCGGCGACGCGGGTCAGATAGGCATTGAACTTAAATCGGGTTTCCTGACGCATAGTATTTCCTGTTTAAATTAATCGGTTATTCAAATCGGGCGGGGTTGCCGCCCGGTTTTCGGCCTGCGGTTTATCAGCAGTCAGTCAGCAGCTCATCGCCACCGCCGCCGCTGGCTTTGGTACGTCGCGGCTGGCTGAAACTTTCTGTTTTGTCGAGGGTGGTTTTCAGGGCGGAAAATGCCCGGCTGGTTTCGTCAACCTGGCCGGTCAGTTCCTGTTTGAAAGTGGCAAACGCGGTTTCCATAGCGGAAATGCGATCATCCTGTTTGGTCAGGTTGGTCTGTACATGCTCGCTGACGGTGGTCACCGCCTCATGCACATCATTCAGGCGCGCATCGTCGCTGACCTGCTTACGGCTGAAAATGGTTTTCACCTTGTCGACCAGGCTGTTGAGCACCGTGTCGGGAACGTCTTCAAATTCCAGCGCGGCCAGCGTGGCAGCGGAAAAGACGTTTTCAGGGCTGGCCTTAAAGCGCTGCAGCGGGTTGCGCTTCGCGTGGCTGCAGAATTCGAGGTATTCAGTGCCGAGGCTCGCCGGGTCATCGGTAACCGCAAGGCCGACGAGGTAGCATTTGCCGGTGTTGGCAAAATTCGGCTGAATCTCCATTGAGGTGTAGACCTTCTGCAATTTTTTATTCATTGCAATCAGGTCATCGGTCGGTGTGACCTTGGCGAACAACGCCCATTTGCCGTTAAGCGCAGAATCGTCGTCAATCTTCTCGGCTTTAAGCTCAACCACATCGCCTAATCGTTTGAAGTCGCCATCAGGAAAGAGGCCGCGAATATGCTCAAGGTTAATACGGCAACCGTAGACGCGAGGGTCAAACGACTCGGCCATTTCCTGAATATCGGTACCGCTGATGGTGCGGCCATCGCAGGTATCACCCTCGACGCCGATGCGAAAGAACTTTGAGACTTTTTTTGCCATTGTCAGGAGTCCTGAGGTTGGGGTTACTGGTCAACGCCAGTTTCCAGACTCAGAGCACACCAGACCATCAATGACGGCTGGACAACCGCCCACACAACAGCGCATTAGCGAATCACTGACGGCCATTAAGTAGCCTTGCCCTGAATCCACTACGGCGAGGCATCAATGACCATTTCCACCGATACAACCTTGTTGCATGACCCGCGACGGCAGGCATCACTGCTTTACTGGCAGGGCTTTTCCGTGCCACAGATTGCCGAAATGCTGCAGGTCAAGCGCCCGACCGTACAGAGCTGGAAGCAGCGCGACGGCTGGGACGGCATCGCACCCATTTCCCGCGTCGAAAGCAGCCTTGAGGCCAGACTGATCCAGCTCATCGCCAAGCCGCAAAAGTCAGGCGGCGACTTCAAAGAGATTGACCTGCTCGGTCGGCAGATTGAGCGACTGGCGCGCGTTAACCGCTACAGCCAGACCGGCAACAAGGGTGAGCGTAAGAAGCCGAAAAAGAACTTTTTCAGCGACGAGGCTATCGGGAAGCTGGAGGAACTATTTTTCGACCAGTCTTTCGAGTACCAGTTGCAGTGGTACCGCGCAGGACTGTCGCACCGTATTCGCGACATTCTCAAATCCCGCCAGATTGGCGCGACGTTCTATTTCTCCCGCGAGGCGCTGCTGCGCGCGCTCAAGACCGGCCACAACCAGATATTTCTGTCGGCCAGTAAAACGCAGGCTTACGTGTTCCGCGAGTACATCATCCAGTTTGCGCGACTGGTCGACGTCGACCTGACCGGCGACCCGATTGTCATCGGCAATAACGGCGCAAAGCTGATTTTTCTCGGTACCAATTCCAACACCGCGCAGAGCCATAACGGCGACCTGTATGTCGATGAAATATTCTGGATCCCGAATTTTCAGAAGCTGCGCAAAGTCGCGTCGGGCATGGCCTCGCAGAAGCACCTGCGCTCAACCTACTTTTCGACACCTTCCACGCTGGCGCACGGCGCTTACCCTTTCTGGTCTGGCGAACTGTTCAACAAGGGGCGCAGCCGTATTGCCGACCGCATCGAAATCGACATCAGTCACAGCGCGCTCGCCGGTGGCCAGCTCTGCGACGATGGCCAGTGGCGGCAGATTGTCACCATTGAGGACGCCCTTGCCGGTGGCTGCACCCTGTTCGACCTCGACCAGCTCAAACGCGAAAACAGTGATGAGGACTTTAAGAACCTGTTTATGTGCGAGTTTGTCGACGATAAAGCGTCGGTATTCCCGTTCGAGGAGCTGCAGCGCTGCATGGTCGACGTGATGGAAGAATGGGAGGACTTTTCCCCTTTCGCCGACCATCCTTTCGGCTCGCGGCCGGTCTGGATTGGCTACGACCCGTCACATACCGGCGACAGCGCCGGGTGCGTCGTGCTCGCGCCGCCGGTGGTCTCGGGTGGCAAGTTCCGCATGCTGGAACGCCACCAGTGGAAAGGCATGGACTTTGCCGCGCAGGCAGAGGGCATCCGTGGGCTTACCGAAAAATACAACGTCGAATATATCGGCATTGACGCAACAGGCCTCGGCCTTGGCGTGTTCCAGTTGGTGCGCTCATTCTACCCGGCGGCGCGCGGCATCCGTTACACGCCGGAAATGAAAACCGCAATGGTGCTCAAGGCAAAAGACACCATTCGCCGCGGCTGTCTGGAGTACGACGCCGGGGCAACCGACGTCACGCAGTCTTTTATGTCCATCCGCAAAACCATGACCAGCAGCGGGCGCAGCGCGACCTACGAGGCCAGCCGCACCGAGGAGGCCAGTCATGCCGATATCGCATGGGCGACCATGCACGCCCTGTTAAACGAACCGCTTTCTGCCGGTAGCGGTATGCAGCCTAAATCTATTCTGGAGTTTAATTAATGAAAAATAACGTTTTCTCACAAAGCCAGATTCAGGCAATGGCCGATATTCTGCACAATGACAGCTTTGACTATCAGGCAACATGGCTGCGAGTAGGGAAACTCAATACCGACCGCAGCATCACCAAATCGCGCCAGATTGGCGCAACGCAGCTCTTTAGCCGTGAGGCGCTGCTCGATGCGCTAACAACGGGCGATAATCAGGTCTGGTTTGCTCATACTGTTGAGCATGCGCGCGTGGCGCTGATGTACATGAATAACCTTTCGGCGCGCGTCGGCGTCCGTCTGGCGAGCAACGGCCACCGCCTGCAGCTCGACGGCGGTGCGGCTATCAGCTTTGTCGGCGAGGAGTCCCATTGCGCCGCGCTGGCGGGCAATGTCTACCTTGATGAGTTCGGGTGGTTCAATAACCCGCTAAGAGCGGCAAAAGTTGCGGCGGCTATCGCCAGCCATAAACGCCACAATCTGACGATGTTCACCACACCATCAGACAGCTACGCAGCATTCAGGGTGTGGAACGGCACAACCCGCAAGCGCCGGCCGTCACCGCTAATCAATACCGGCGACAGCGTATTTTGCACCGATGGTGTCTGGCGCCAGTCGGTCACGCTCGATGCAGCATGCCTGCGCGGGTGCAATCTCTTTGCGCCTGAGGAAATTAAACGCGAATACAGCGACGATGATTATCGTCTGCTGTTTGGCTGCGACTGGTCTTTCGCTGTTGCAGCGGGTGAGGTGGCAGCATGAGCAAGCGCAAGCCACGCAAAGCAGTCACCATGACGGCCAGCGCCCCGCAAAAAATGGAGGCGTTCACCTTCGGCGAGCCGGTGCCAGTGCTCGATAAGCGCGATATTCTGGATTACGTCGAGTGCATCAGTAACGGTAAATGGTACGAGCCGCCGGTCAGCTTCTCCGGGCTGGCAAAAAGCCTGCGTTCTGCTGTACATCACAGCTCACCGATTTACGTTAAGCGCAACGTGCTCGCCAGCACCTACATTCCGCACCCGTTGCTTTCCCGTCAGGATTTCAGCCGCTTTGCGCTCGACTATCTGGTATTCGGCAACGCCTTTCTTGAGCAGCGCCACAGCGTCACCGGCCAGTTAATCAAGCTGCTGGCCTCACCGGCCAAATACACTCGGCGCGGGGTCGACGAGTCGATTTTCTGGTTTGTGGAAAACTTCACTCTACCGCATGAGTTCGCGCCCGATACCGTGTTTCACCTGCTGGAGCCCGACATTAATCAGGAGATTTACGGCCTGCCCGAATATCTCAGCGCGCTTAACTCCGCTTGGCTGAATGAAGCCGCGACACTGTTCCGCCTCAAGTATTACCGGAACGGCGCGCACGCAGGCTACATCATGTATGTGACCGACCCGGCGCAGAGCGCGACCGACGTCGAATCGCTACGTGAGGCGATGCGCAACTCGAAAGGGCTCGGCAACTTTAAGAACCTGTTTTTCTACGCCCCCGGCGGAAAAACGGACGGCATAAAAATAGTGCCACTGAGCGAGGTCGCCACAAAGGATGACTTTTTCAACATCAAGAAAGCCTCGGCCGCCGACCTGATGGACGCGCACCGCGTACCGTTCCAGCTTATGGGCGGCAAGCCTGAGAATATTGGATCACTCGGTGACGTTGAGAAAGTGGCAAGGGTCTTTGTGCGTAACGAGCTGTCGCCGCTGCAGGACAGGTTCAGGGAGGTAAACGACTGGCTCGGTATGGAAGTCATCAGGTTCAAAGAGTACACCCTCGGCAACCCGGAATAACTCCCCCTCAAGCCGCCAGCATGGCGGCTTTTTCATACCCCGCCACTATCACGCCTCAGACGCGCCACACGCGCACGACCCCACCAGACCACCAACGAGCCGACAGCATCCACAACAACGCCATCACGACGCGCTCAGACGATAATTTTTATCATTATGCACCACCGCTGGCGCGCAATGCTTTCCCCGCCACGCCTGCCCGCTTTATGGGTCGGTTTTAATGCAGTTGCATGACCACTCTGGATCCGCGCCAGCTCTGGCGGCGCACGGCCAGAACGGGCAACCCCGGCGCATGCAAAACCATGCACCCATTGCATGCACGGCTAAAAAACAGGAAAATCTCGGGAAAATGGCATAAAAAAACCGGCATTTTCGGTGCCGGTTTCGTGGGGGATTTATTGGCATTGCCGTATGTGATTCAGCAGCTCTTTGATGGTCTTCCCGAGCTCAATGTCGCTGGCCACTTCAATCAGCTTATCGGTGTAGCCGTCTATTTCCCGAGAGCTCAAATCATGGTTATTGGCGAGCAAAATCATGCGTCTTGTCCATTTACTCATAGCGCCTGCTACTGGCGTGGTTGCCGTTTGCATATAGCTTACTCCGTCTAAATTAATTCCTGCTTCAAACCCCGCCTAACGCCTCGCGCGGCTCGTTGTTCAACCCCGCCAGCACCGAAAGCAAGTTTCAGCACTGGCGGCGTTCCCTATCGTCGACGCGGTGGCGGAACTATCGGCCCTCTTGCCGGTATGAACGCCTCAATTTTCGGATTGCTGATGTCATGGATCCTGCCGTAATTATCTCTGACGATTTCGGCGCACCCGACCAACTCGGAGGGCGTCAGATTCTCATTGACCATAATTTGTTGCAGACGCTTAACAATAGCCATTAGCCGGAGACTCTTGCGCGAGTGTAGCGGCGGCACCTGGCGCATATGTGGTAATGAATGCATTTAATACCCCTTACGCACATCGTCAACACTTTGCCACTGCACCCCTGCTGCATTCATGGCCCGCTCGTAAATATCAGCGACTTTCGCCCCTGAATAATGGTTCCATACGCTCGGAATCGATACAACTTGCGCTACCCCGCGATTCGCTTTATCCCTCAGCATCTTTTTATATTCCTGAATTTCGGAAGCCATAGACTCAACCAAACCCACTCCATACTCATCAATCATCGACAGCACTGTCACACGTCCGGTTTCTTTATCAATTTTAGCAATCACCGCTACTGATTTATCCCCTTCCGAGGATGCCGTCGTATAACTGCAAACGTAGTTACCGGTTTGAATAATATAATCAGCCATTTCAATCACCTTTTTACATGCTTGTTGAGAATCCGGGCCACTCATCAGCGACCGGATAAGAGAATTTTTGCCCGTCGAATGTCACCGTAGCGCCACGCGCCAGCGCCTGAAGCTCCCAGCGCTGCGGCGTTATGCCCTGCTGCGCCAGCTCGAAGCGGATGCGCGGAATCTGCGCCCGTTCGGCTTTCGTCATTCGCCCTGATGGCGCTATCTGATGCGGTTTTAACGGCTCGCCGCTTCTTTGCTGGCGATTTGGTCGCGGCTCGTCGTGTTTTAATGCGCCTCTGAGCGCCGTCACGACTTCGGGGTCATCCCATGCGACAACCCCGTCATCAACGAGATTTAGCACCGCTGCGGCATGCTCAGACGGTGTAGGAGTCATAACCGGAACGTCACCGTCGGTGAGCTTTCCACAGTTATTGACAGGACTCCGAGGCGCGGCGATGCCGCTTTTTAAGGTCAAAGGCTCAACGGCCAAAACCTTTGGAACGATGCGCCATTCCGACGACCGGGTAATGTGAACGTGACGTGCGCCGAGGTGAGTGGCGTAAATACCGACGACTCTCTCGATATCTTCTTCGTAGTCGTTAACCTCATCACTGATGCTACGGGCGACCCTGACGGTCTGGCCATCGCGCGGGACATTTGCGCCGCCCTGAGCGGTGATATACAGGTCGAAATCACCGCCATCAGCCGCGGCGCGTACAGCCTCGACACGCTCGTCAAATTCGTCAGCAATACTGACCCCGCGAGGCAGCTTGCGCAGCTCACGGTAAGCACCCATCGTCGGCAGGCCAATCGGCTTAAACTGAGGTATCCGCCACGTTGACGCCCATGCAGTAACAGCGGCGGCGGTATCTTTGAGCGGCTTGCCGGTATCTTTATCGAGCTCGCCATCAAGCGCGTAACCGTCGATATTTTTGGCGATGTATTTCGCGATGTACCCGGCCGCACCGCCTTTGTTCAGGTGCTTAGCCTGAAAGCGGTTGCGAGCTGCACCTCGCTCGTCGCCATCCTCTTTGAGAGCATAACGACGCATAATTTCGGTGATTTCCTTGCGCTGCTGGCGCTTGCAAAACAGCATCATGTGCCAGTGCGGCGTCCCGTCGTGGTGCGGTTCGACAACACGCATACCGTAAACCTGCAAATTATTATCTTTGAAAGCGGTACGCATCAGACTCCAGATACGGCACAGGTAACGCTGCGCGTCTTTCGGGTTATAAGCCTCACCATTCCAACTATGATTAAGCTGGACGGTCTTATTTTTACCCTTCCCGACCTGACGCGTTGGGTGATACTTCGACGGTGTAGTCAACGTGATAAACATACCGACATCACCCTTGGCTGCTGCGTAGCGCTCAATTCCCGCGATGGTGTTCATCAGCTCCATGCGGCGAATTTCAGGATTGGAAATACTCCCCATCACTTTGCTGATAAGGTCGATGCGTTCGCCGGTAGCTTTGTTTTCCAGTTCGCAGGATTTCAGGTATTCAAGATTTGCCAGGCGGCGCGAATGCACATCACGAACGGCGTGTTTACTGGCATACGGCGAGCGGTCTTTATTCACCTCGCCTGTAGCAATCAGCAGCGCCTCATGCCAGCGCATACGCTGCGCTTTGAGCTGGTTAGTCCACCATTCATCGTTAATCAGACGAGCAACGGCGGAAAATACCTGTCGGATTGTCATCTGCCCTTTGCGGTATTTCTTCCAGAAAAGCGGGGCAACATTAAAAGCACGAGCTGCGCCAGCAACATGACCGTACAGGTGCACCTGAGCCTCATCGGTAAAAAGTGCCCCTTTTCCACCGTGCTCCTCAGCCCATGCGGCGCTTAACTCCTCGTACATGATGAAAAGCTGCGAGGCGATACGAGACGCAAATTTTTTCAGCTCTTTATCGTTCATCCCCGGCAGGCGTGCGTAATTATCACTGTCCGCAAGAAACAGCAGCGACGCCTCTGTATTCATTTCGTTACGCTGATTAACCCGCTCAATACGTGGCCACAACCGGCGCATAAATGTCGACTTGAGGAAATACAGCCCATGCACAGGACTTTTGTTACACCTGATATATTCATAACGCGATGTGAAAATGGAACGCAAAAAGTAAGGCAGATGATTTATCTTTGATAAAACCCCTTGCACCTGACGAAATTCGTCACGTGTAAGGGGTCTTTCACGGCCAACAGCTTCGCGCGGCGCATTCCATGCGTAAACACCGGCAAACGCTTTGCCGGTGCCTTTTGCAAATAGTGGTGGAGGTGTAGGGGCAGAACGCCCCCGAATTTCAACGGCCATTTGTGTCAAAAGCCCGTAAACACTGCTGACCGAGCAGCTCAACCTGAGCGCTCAATGCCGCAAAAGAGACAGCGCTGCCGCTCAAAATATTGTGATGAATCAGGCCGGAAACGAGCTGGTTTAGCTTTGGGTAATAACCGATAACACCCAACCACTCTTTACCAGCATTCTTCCCTGTTTTGGCGGTTTTCTTCTCCTGTAAAATAAACTGCAAACCATCACTTGTGACGACATAGCGCTCGCCAATCTCGATACGAATGCTCATGCCTGCCCCCGAAAGTGTTTAGCTTTTGATTCAAGCGCTGACTGACAGTAGACACAGCGAGTCACCGATGGATAGGCCGCACGGCGGTCGGCAGGGATTGGTGCGTCACATTCTTCGCAAATCAAGACAGCAGCACCGCACAGTTTCAACCGAGCGGCGTTAATCTGGCGGGTCAGTAACTCCGCCTGTCGCTCCTGAATATGATCCATATAATCTGGCATTGATTTAACTCCTCTCTTTGTTCAGTTTTTTCAACTCACCGGCGCAGTAACCGGTCAGCTCAATTGTTAATTTCGATAATTCATCGAGGGTGGTGATTTGCTTATGAAAAACGGCGCGCTTCAGTAGCAAATTGACTACATCCGGCAGGAGGTTTAATTCACTCGAATAAATAGCAATGGTTGATTCGGTCATCGCACCCGTTTCTTTATCGCGCTTAATATCGGCAAGCAATAATTCACCGTTTTTCATAACCGCAATCTTTAGCCAGTTATTAAGTAATACGGAGTGCATCAGAGACATTAAAGAGACTCCTCGCGAGAAAGGCCGATGTTATGAAACCTGATGGATTCCTGATTGAGTAACTCAACAATTTCAACGCGCGACAACTCAGCGCCAGCGATATGACGTATTAATGAGTCAAGGTGAGAAGAAAACCGTATCGCCGCGTCTGTCTGCGCTTCGGCTCTGGCCTGCTGTAGCATTAGTGATAATTTATCGCACTGCCGCCCTGTTACTGTATGCATGCGTTTCTCCAGATAAAAAGAAGCCCCGCACAATTGAGTGCGTTAAAACTTAATATCAATTATTTAATGCAGATATTGCTCTGGTTTTACCGATGTTAGTATTGTTGGTGCATGCTCAAACAAATTAAACAACTCACGCAATGCACGAAATAACTCAGCACGCCAACCACATGAATCATCATTAATACGCCAGTAAGGCATATTAAATTCTTCTTCCGTTAATCCAGCATGCATAAACAAAGTGCGGCGTTGGCTAACCGTCAAAAAACCAATATATGCGCACTCGCTAACACCAACCTGTCGACGTCTGGAAAATGCCGAACGTAACTCATCAATAGCGCAAACTAACCGCTCGCGGTCAACATCGTTCATTTCTTCAAAACGCATCGTAGCGTGACGCTGCTTTAACTGAGCGTGAAAGCAAACGGTCAGGCGCTCACGCTCCATCATCTGATTATAAAAATCACAGCTATCCTGCCAGCGCGGTACGGCCAGATACTTACTCACCAGACCACGCAGACCAGCAGGTTGGCCGGATACAATACCAAGTGTCATCACGGTCATTTGTAGAGCCTCCGGGATTTCAGAAACGCAAAAACAGCGCTCATAGCGCTCGGCTTTTTGGTACGGATGATGATGCCCTTGCGTCCTCTGCCGTGGGTGATGGTGAAATCTATCGCCCTCTGGCTCTCACCACGCAATAACTGAGCAATGCAACGAGGCTCATTCATAATCAAAGCCCCATCCACAGCAGCCACGCATCACGTTGTTCTACCGGCCGGTTGTAGAACGCCTCGCGTACAGCACGATTAAACTCTGGGATGAAAACCCACTTTTCACCGGCACGAGCATTCGGTTTACATGGATCCCGAAGCTCGATAACCGGCAGCTTGTTAGCCTTAACCATTTCAGCAACAGCCGTTTTAGGTTTGCCTAATAACTCAGCAAACTTTTCAACGTGAACCGCGTCGAGCGGGTACTGCAACAAATAATCGTTTGGTTCCATTTGTGATACCCTCATTAGATCCAACCCTTTAGAAACCGCTCAAGCTCGTTTCTGCTCGGCTGGCCTCCACCTCGAAAAGGTTCTTACCTTTAGACCTTTTTGGCGAATATAGTCTCAAACTAGGAACCATGTCAATGAACGTATCCGAAAAAATCAAGGCAATACGCAAAGCTGAGGGATTAACTCAAGTAAAATTTTGTGAAATCAGTGGACTAGCTCTTAGCACTTTAAAAAATTATGAGGGGGGTCATGCAGAACCTGGCCTAGGGGTAGTGATGAAAATCACAAATACACCTCAGTTTCAAAAATACACCCTTTGGCTAATGACCAATAAAACAGCACCACAAGCTGGTCAAATAGCACCGGCTCTCGCACACATTGGTCAAGAATCAGCGGAATCAGTCCACTCAGAGAAGCAGACTGGTTAACATTATATAAACATTACATTTTTACTATTTGTTACCAAGATAGTGAGTGCAGCGCCGGAGGGCTTTCTTATGGCAATTAAGAAGCTCGATGATGGTCGCTATGAAGTGGACATTAGACCTCGCGGCCGCGATGGAAAACGCATCCGCAGGAAATTTGAAAGAAAGGCTGAGGCGGTAGCATTTGAGCGATACACAATCGCCAATGCTAGCCAGAAAGAATGGGGCGGCCAGCGAGCAGACCGTCGAACTTTAACGGAACTGCTGGACGTCTGGTGGAAGTATCACGGACAAAACCACGAGCACGGTACAAAAGAGTTTAACCACCTGTTCAAGACTATCAGCGGCATAGGTGACATGCCAGTTAGTCGGATGAGCAAAAGGGCTCTGATGGATTATCGCTCTATGCGTAAGCGTGATGGTATCAGCGCCGCGACGATAAATCGTGACATGTACAGATTATCAGGCATGTTCACCAAGTTAATTCAGTTAGATGAATTTTCCGGGCAACACCCGATTCACGGACTGCCGCCGCTGGCAGAGGCCAACCCGGGAATGACGTTTCTGGAAAAATCAGAAATTGAAAAACTGTTAAGTGTTTTGGTTGGTGATGACTTACTGGTCGCGCTTTTGTGCCTGAGTACCGGCGGAAGATGGACGGAAGTTTCCACCCTAAAACCAGCGCAGATAACAAGCTGCAGGGTTACCTTTTTGAAAACCAAAAATGGCAAAAAGCGAACTGTACCGATTTCTGAGGAGCTGGAGAAGAAAATCAAAGAGGAGGCCAGTGCCAACTTGTTCAAGGTCGATTATGAGAAGTTTTGCGGGATATTACGCAGTGTGAAACCTGACATACCACCAAATCAGGCAACCCACATTCTGCGACACACATTCGCAAGTCATTTCATGATGAATGGGGGCAACATAATTGCGCTGCAGCAGATTCTCGGGCATGCGAGCATTCAGCAGACGATGGCCTATGCGCACCTTGCTCCTGACTACCTGCAGAACGCCGTCGCCCTGAATCCTCTTAACGGTGGAGTGTCGTTATAA